TGTATTAAATAAACTTCCGTGTGCTGTTTTTGTTCCAGTTGTTGACTCACGAACAACTTGAAGATTATTACCATATTTTAGATAATAAGCAGCCGTATGAAAATCTATTGTATTATAGGAGTCTGGATTGGCAAAAGCATTAACGAGTTCAGTTTCGTTTGATACTTGCACTCTTTGTCCAACAGGCCCCCATCTAAAGTTTCCTACGAACGCACCAGTTGTACTCTGTACTCCAGGTACTGAACTGGTAAGGTCAATCTCTTTGACTACAACCGCAGGAGATTCGGAAGGAGTTGAAAGTGCCATTATTTTTTCCTTATTTTCGGTTACTAATTATATGTTCTCATGATACGGTTATATTCAATTTACATATATTTATAGTTTTGCCAAATTTGAACTGCTTCTTGTTCATTTCTTGAATTTTCTGGTAAAAGATTACAATTTTTACACGCAGAAAACGTTCTTATACCATTTTGTAGTTTTTCTCTTACATCTTGTAGTTCATCTGATAACCATATAGAAGAAAAAGATTGCTTGTATACATTACCAAATGATGTTTCTTTAGACCAATCTTCACAACAAACATACACATCACCATTCCAATCAACAATAGATTTGAGTGATGGTTGATAACAAGGTTTCTTCATATTGTTTGCAAACCACAAATAACCTGCACGATTTGATAAATCTGTAGGTCCAGTCGTAATTCTTTTGTATGTTTTTAAATCTTTGAGTATCTTATTCATCTTATCTACATCATCTTGGCCGTCATAACAATCAATCTTTATAGACAACAGACCCCAACTATCTATTTCTTCTGCTGTAAATTTACCATTTAATATTCTATCACCACTTGTAATCAGTCGTGTAGATATACCTCTTGATGTAAATGCTTTAATAATATTGTCAATGTTTGGATGTAATAATGGTTCACCATATCCTGATACACTAATCACACCGTCCCACTTAAGTTCAGATAATTCTTCTGCAAGTTTATTTGCGAGAACTATGTGCATATAATTCTTTTTATTTGGAAAACCCATAGAATGAGGACAAAAACTACACGTTCTATTACACAAGTCTGTTGGACTTATGACAATTGATACGAGTCCTAATAGTTCTGGTATTCTAGAGGGAGTAAAAAGTCCATGTTCTAGTGTCAATAATCTTGCTCTCTTTCATAATCATATGTGATAAACCATTCCTGACTTTTTCTATCTTCTTCATCAACCCACGCAGAACCGTCATCATGAAAACCAAATGGCACAACATCTTCTTCAATCTGTTTCATTCTATCTTCAAATAACATTTCTTTGAGATTGATATCAGATAAATCTTGAAATGCTTCTGTATATACAAAGTAACCAAACAATACAAGATTCATTACTAAGTCATCATGATTACCTTGAGTTGCTTCGTACGATTGACCTTTTGCCTCAAATGTAGATATTTCTACAATTGTATCTTGGTCAACTATTTCTAACTTATTATTTTCAAGTAAATCTTTGAATGAACTGCAACCTATTCTTTTTGACTTACGATTAATTTCTACACCAATCTTATCGGCCTTTACTGCAGATTCAAGATACATATGTTCGTATTCAAAGTCATGATATAATCCATTACATACAATACCACCTTGGTCATTTGCTTCTACAACAATATATGCATCATTGTAGACTTTCGCAAACTTATATATAATGTTAGGGTAGAGTATCGGAGAAATAACATTGTTGCGATACACCGCCACTTGCCTAAAAGGCGAAGTAGATATATCGATTATTGTAAAAGTAGAATAATCCTGACCTCTACCTTTTGATACATCAACAGTCATGATGTACGAATGATTTTTTTCAGTCTTTTCATAGACTAGTAGGTTTCCACCTTCTAGTACTTCAACAGGATTTTTTGCTTTTAACTTCATTAATGTTTCTGCATTAATTAATGTATCACCTGTACCGAAGAATGTATTACCAAACTCTTGGTCAAACTGCAGTTGTGATGTATTTGCAATAGTAGATATCTTCCATTGTTCATCACGACCAGGCACGTCCCACCAATCAACTCTAAATGATTTAAACTGATTGACATTTTGTTCTGCACCTTGCCATATATTATAGAACACATTACCAACACCATTCGCAGTAGATGTTACAATAATCTTTGTATCTTTACCAGCAGATACCACAGGATATGTTGATGTATAAAATTCAGCGGCACGTTCAACAAATGCAAACTCATCAAGATATAGTAAGTTAACAGACATACCACGAATAGAACTGCCTGATGTAGCGGCCGCAACTATTCGTGAATTGTTTGAAAATTCTATAGAACCTTTGTTGAGAGATTTACAACCAGGTTGAATAAAGAAAGGTAGATTCTCTAACATAAGAGTGATACGACCTAACATTTCTCTTGCAGTTGCACCTTTGTTTGCCATAACAGCAATTGTTTTATCTGGATTAAATAAGGCAAACCAAAGTAGATATGCACACGCAGATATAGATTTGCCCGACTGGCGACACGCAAGGACAATGGAAAACCTATTGTCGTTAAAATGACTAAACATTTTTTTCTGATAAGGATATAATTCAAAAGGTACCATACCTTTATCAAGAGAAATAATTTTTACATACTTCTCTGCAAAGTATGAAGGATTTTTCATACATTTAGAATATTCTTTTAAATCTTCTTGAGTCCAGTCTTGTACAACACCATCTCTTTTTACGAGTGGGTTACCAAGATAATATTCATTCTGCATTGTTCTCGTTAGTAACATCAATCACTTGTTCATCATCTCTTAATAATTTCTGTAAGTCAGTAGTCGTACCGACAAACAAATTATTAGTCGTGTTACCTACCTGTTTTGTTTCTTCATTTTTATCTAAATCTTTTTTCTTTTTATTAAGTTCCATCAATTTATCATTGACATCTGCCATATTCTTGATAAGATTAGACAATACTTCGTATGCACGAGGGTGTTCTGACGACCTTGCAACTTCCATCATATCCATTAAAGATTCTTTGCCTTTTTCTAGAAGTTCGTAATATGTTGCTCGTGAGTATTCAAAATCATCTTTTATATTTTTTTCATCATTTGTCATGCACTATCGCCTATCAATTCTATTAATGTTGTAAATCCAAAATCACTATCTGCAAGACCGATTGTACTTAGTGGGTCTGGTGTAACTGTGATTCTAGTTGACTGTATATCACTATCAGATAATCCAACTTTAATTTGTGATACATCTGTAATTGATTTACGAATGATATCACTCGTTGTAATTGGTCCATGGAAACTAACCTTCATCACAAAGTCTAATGTATATATGATTGTTCTTCTACTTGCTAAATCACCATCAAAATCATCACTAAAACTCATGCCCTGCATAATGATTGGTATATCTTCTTTGAGATTTGGATATAAATCTGGGAAAGGTTTAATTGTTAGTGCATATTGTGGATTGAAGAAAGGTAGTATTTGTTCTACAATCTGTAACGCATCATCTTGTGCCTTTGCATATACATTTAACTGAAAGTTTATATCGTATGGTACAGGTGTAAAATATTTTCTTCTATTTTCTTTTGCAGTACCTTGACTTTGAAACTTATTAATCTTACCTAACTGTCTTGTCAAGTCATAGTTAAAACTTGTAATCTCAAATGACATACGAGGTAGTTTGATGCAACTTGTGAGTTTGCAGACAAGTCTGCCTGTTCTCTAATTCTTTCAAGATATTTTTGTTTTGGTGCATATGATAACGGCACTTTGACTTGACTTATTACTTGACTTGATGAGTTTTTTCTGATAACATAAATGTTATTGAACATACGACCAAATATCGCAACTGATTTTTTAATTTTTTCGTGATAAAAATGAGTACCAAACATTATTGACCCTCCACATCACCAAAAGGATTACCTTCACTAAAGTCTAAGAAGTCTACTGAACCAGTACTGAATTCATCATTTTGTTCATTTGAAGATATTGCGTTTTCTTCTGTTACAACACTAACTGTAAAGTCAGAGTCTTGTCGGTATGCACCAGTAATTGTTGCAGTATATGTAGGTAAGAATGTATGATATGCACCATCATTTGCACCAACATGTATGACGTGAAGTTTACTATCTGAATCTGACCATTTCTCTACTTCACCAGTCATTGTCAGATTAGTTGCAGAGTCTAATAGCATACTAACTGTGTTACCAGGAACTATAGTATCACTTGTTCTATCAAGTGTCAAGATATAAGTGTATGCAAAATCTTTTTCTACTTGGTCTATCTTTTCAATACCAGTATCCAAATCTTCATCATTATATTCAAATAAGTTACAACGAAGTTTAAATACAGGTAAGTTTTGTAATTGATAGAACGGTTGTTCGTGTTCAACCATTGTAATTTGAAATATTTTATTAGTCATAGGAAGATAAATTAAGTCGCCTTCAAGAGGTCGAACTGATGTTACTTCATTATCCCACTTTCTAACTGTTTGTTGCCATCTTCTTCTCGACACAACAAACGTTGCTTCATCACGAATCTCTACACCAAATCGTGTAAACAAGTCGCCTTCACCATCGAAACCTTCTGTGTTTTCAATATACATTTCTAGGACGTGTGCAGAATTAAATGATGAAACAACATCATCACCTAATATGGTGTCTTCGTTGACTAAATCTCTTGGAAGATAATAGACATCTTGACCATAAATCTTCAATGATTCTATGACTATATCTTCATATAAATTCTGTTCAGACCTCACGGCGTCTGTGAAGTACATATTTCGTGCCATATTAACCTACAAAAAAGTCTATCGGCGTTTCATGGTCAAGTCGTAATCGTTCTCTTAATCTCTCTAAATCTTGTGTCGCATCATCAAATAGTTGTCTACCATTCATAGTAACACCGCCAGGTAACTGCATACCTTCAAATTTAATAAGATTCGCACCCCATTGTTGTTTAATCAATGCAGTCGTAAACTCTTTTAACCACATATCATTATATACTTTAGTAAATGATTCTGGGTCAATAATCTTATATGCTTCGTATACAATATAATCACCTGCTTTTAAATCACCATCTGCAAACTCACCAAAGATATAAAGTCTGTCCTGTTTTCTTGAGTATTCTATCTGAGGTGTACCATTTAGTTTCATATCTAACAATGATAGATATTGTTGCATTTGTTCATAGTATGCTAAATCGCCAACATAGTTATGCATATCTGCAATATCATTTAACATCATTTGATACTTAATATCAAAGAAATTGATACTAGAACCAAATGTTGCATCAATGGCGAACATGCGTGATATGAATAAAACACTTGAATCAACAGTTACATACTGATTAGTAACATCATCTGCAGTTATTTGATAACTGACATATGTTCTAACAGTTGCCTCTGAATGGTATTCTTGAAAAACTTGTAGTGCTTCGTCTAGTCTATCTTCTAGTTGGTCTTCATCAACATTGATTTCTATAACTGGGTCACCTAATCTTCTCTTGCAATAGTCAAGTAAAGTTTCTCTAGAAGTTGGATTTGCCATGAAATGTCTCCGTTTATTACTTTACTATTTATAAGATTAAGTAATAGTAATTCCTAAATAATGTGTGGCAACTGTTGTAATAGAACCAGCAGGGTGTGTTTGGGCACGATAGTTATCAGAACTAACAAATGTTTGATAAGTGCCTAAACTATTATAAGCAGTATCAGTCATAGAACTTCCTCTTTGAGCATCACCAGAACTATATTGATAAGTTATTCTTCCTGTTGTTCCATGTGAAGCAGTCCATCTGACCATTTGTTCTAATATAGTTGAAAAACCTGCACTATCATCTGTGTACACATCACCTGTTGAGTCATAAACAAATGCAGGAATATCAAAATCTTTTTGATTGGTTGAATCAAATGTTTTTTCATAAAGATAAAAATTTGTAACATCTGTAGGTTGGTCTTGAGTTTGTGATGTACCAGATGTTAATCCATCATTTCTTGTATCAGTAAATATTGGACTTGCATTAACAAGTGTACTTCCTGAATATGTTGTTGCAGTTTGAACGTGATAAATTCCACCAAAACTATCTTCTGTTGTATCAGTAGTTCTATATGTGCGTAATGCAGGAACACAAAATGTATCAATAAAATCAGAATCAGTC